GACCCTGACCCCCTCCCTCTCCGTGACACACACGCAGTTGAGTCCTACACTAAAGTTGTTGACCACGCTATGCGTAAACACCTTTATGGCTTCGACTACGAATACATCACACGCACCTTCCACCGTGCACCAGTGACGAACGACCTGTTCAACACTGCACTCTCAAAAGCAGACCTCCCCCCCTTCGAACCGCTGAAGGATGAAAGCTACGTCCGCGCTCGTCAAAGAGCAAAAGATCTCCTCACCCCGCCTCAGCCCTTCCGGCCTGTTCACCTCAAAGATATGCTTCAATACGACTGGAACTTCAAACCCAGCGCCGAACTCCCATTCATCCGCGACCCCGATTTGCTCAAACGCGTCCACGACGCCGCAGCCCTCGGCACTCTACCTAACGCTAAGATGAACTTTGGCAACCTGAAGAACGTTATCTTCGATGACCTGTCCTCCTTTCTCCACCGTGTGAAACGCGATCAGATACGCCTCGACCCCTCAAACCGAGCGATCCCACCCGACCGCCTCCACGTAAAGACAGTCATCTCCACAGTTGACAAGAGTAAACTCCGAATCATCTTCGGCCGATCAAAACGCTTCATCATCCCAGAAGCAATGTTTTTCTGGCCTTACTTTCGCTGGCTACTCTACGACCGCTACTCCGATAATCACAACCCACTCCTCTGGGGCTGTGAAACCTTAACCGGCGGCTGGCACCGTCTCAACTCCTTTTACCTCACTCGACACATGTACTTTAACACGTTCATTACTATCGACTTTGGTTCATTCGATCAACGCGCACTCTTTCCTATCATCAATGACATTACGTCAGATTGGAAATCGTTTTTCGTCTTCACGAATGGCTACATCCCCACCACTGAGTACCCAACCTCAGAAGCCGACCCCGTTCACCTCGAACGCCTCTTCGACTTTATCATCTGGTCCATCCAGAATGTCCCGTTCCTCCACCCCTCTGGCAAAGTGTTCCAACGCTTGCACAGATACATTCCCTCTGGTCTATTTACGACCCAATTTCTTGACTCTCACTACAATTTAATCTTAATATTAACTGTCCTCGACAGCATGGGAATTGACATCAACACCGTACACATCCGTGTTCAAGGCGACGACTCCATCACCGCTCTACGAATCTACATCCCTGCGAATCAGCACGCTGATTTCATGGCCCGCTTCTCTCTTGAAGCAAAGACTCGTTTTGACGCCGACGTCTCGACCACCAAGTCTGGCATCTCCAACACCCCACAAGGACAAACTGTCCTCGGATACCAGAACAACAACGGTTACCCTTCCCGCGATTGGCGACAGCTACTCGCAACACTCCTTTTTCCTAAGTCAGCCTCACCTAGCTTTGAGACTCTCATGTCTCAATGCGTTGGCCTGATTTACGCTTCGATCTATGATCGAAACGTCGTTAATGTTTGTACAGACATTTTCGAATACCTTAGCTCCAAAGGCTTCTCCCCTTCTGGCAGCATCCACGATTTCATCGCTACATCAGTAGAAGCTGGATTCGACATCGACACAACAGTCCTCCCGACTCGCGAAGATGTTGACCGCTATCTACGCCTCCCTCCCTCTAGGCGCCTTCCACGCGCAAAGAAAGCTTACTGGCCTACAGAATACTTTCTCTCCACGTTTTAG